AACTCCTGACCTAAGAGACAGGTTTGTGGTTGGAGCTGGATCAACCTACGCGGTTGACGGAACTGGCGGCTCGGCTGATGCGTCCGTAGTAAGCCATACGCACACGGCTACTAGCACATCAACGGTAACCGATCCGGGCCACAACCATACCTTTACACGGTATAACTCGCTAACCGGTACTGCTGGCGCAAACCCAATTTGGGCTGACACATCAACCCAAAACACTTCAACGGCAACAACCGGTATTACGGTAGCAACTGCAACCACAATTGCAACTGCTGGTACTTCAGGCACAAACGCAAATCTGCCCCCGTACTACGCGCTTTGCTACATCATGAAAACCTAACATGGATTGGCAGACTGTTATCAATCTGGGGTTGGGTACGGTTGTGGCTGCGATGGGCTGGTTTGCCCGCGAGCTATGGGACTCACTAAAAGAGCTGCGTAAGGATACCCACGAGATAGAAAAGGAACTGCGTGAGCTGTACGTCCGCAGAGATGACCTAAAAGAAGTTAGGATTGAGATGGCTGCAAGGTTCGACAAGATAGAGAGTTTAATCGGATCGCTATATGATCGCCTCAACGACAAGGCAGACAAATGAATTATGAGCGACATAGATCCAATCATTGCGGCGGCCCAGAGTGCGACCAAGGGCATAAAGTCGGCTATACAGTCTGGCAAGGAAATCAGCTCCGCTGTTGAGTCCATCCAGAACTTTGGGGTTGCGGAGCTAAAGGCCAGACAATCCTATAAGGTACGCCAGAGGACAGACCTCGGTGACATTACGATAATGACCGCCATGACCGAGTGGCGTAGGCTCTACCGGCTAAAACAGATGGAAGATGAGGTCAAGGAGGTCCTCTGCCAGCAGTTTGGCGAGGACGAGGGCCGTATCCAGTTTGGCAAGGTCTTGGACATCAAGGAAAAGATGCAGTCAGAGTTTCGGGCCAATAAGGACGAGCTGGGCCGGGATCTAAAGCTTTGGAGACAAACACAAATCTATGCGGTACTGGGCGCGTTCTTGCTGGTGAGCATTTATTACATTTATAAGGGCCACCTGTGAGCGAGCGTCAAGACACCCTATCAAAGGTCTTGGCCTATGTGGATAGCCCGTTTAAGCTATTTGCGCTGATCCTGATGGCGATTCTAACCTTTGCTGGGTACATCGTTTACGACCATAAAGACTTAATTGTTGGGACTTATAAGGAACACCAAAAGCTCCCCCAGATAGCCGAAGGGCGGGTGGATGACGCGGCTACCCACCTCTTTAAGCATACCAACGCCCAAGTGGTCGCTATCTTCAAGGTCAACCCCCTGATTGGCTCGCGGGTCTTATATCGCGCCTATACAAAAGAGGGCCGTGACAAAACTATGGAGGGTTTAGACGTTGGCCTATTTACGAGCAACGCCAGCAATAATAAGGACGTAGTTGCGCTCATGGCTAACGAGATCCCCTGCGGTGAGTACAAGGCAGCTCAGTCTGAGGTAGGACTTTGGTACATCGAAAAGGGTATGACTTTTGGGTGCAGGGTGAGTGTTCCCCCCGACCATAGCCGATTCATAGGCCAAATCACCGTGGGCTGGGCTACACCGCCAGCCAACCTAGACCAAGCAAAAACCATGTTGCAGATTGCTTCAACTATCTTAGCAAAGGAGAAAAAATGATCCCAATCGGTATGCTTTTAGAGGTAGGTAGTAAGATTTTAGACAAGGTTCTACCCGACCCCGAGGCCAAGGCGAAAGCTCAAGTGATGCTTTTGGAGATGCAACAAAAGGGCGAGCTTGCCCAGATCCAAGCGGACATGAACGAGCAAGACAACCTGACCAAGAGAGCTGAAGCCGACATGAAATCGGACTCATGGCTATCCAAAAACATCCGTCCGATGACCCTGATCTACATCCTGACCGCCTACCTAGCCCTTGCAATTATGGACGCTATGGGGCTAGACATCTCGGACAACTTTGTGTCCCTTTTGGGCCAATGGGGGATGCTAGTCATGTCGTTTTACTTTGGCGGCAGAACTTTGGAGAAGGTCATGGATATGAAAAGGACAAAAGATGCAGCTAAGTGAACATTTTTCCTACGAGGAACTGACCCGAAGCGAGACCGCCGAGCGTAACGGCTGGCTCAATATCCCGTCCAATGCGGAAAAAGAGAACCTAATCCGTCTGGCGGCTCTACTGGAACAGGTCAAGGCTGCGGTTGGGGGGAAACCCGTGATGATCAACTCAGGCTTTCGGGGCAAGCAGACCAATGACGCTGTAGGGTCTAAGGACACCTCCCAGCACCGGCTAGGCTGCGCGGCAGACCTACGGGTTCCCGGCATGAAGCCACGGGAGGTTGTAGAGGCTTGTATAGCGGCCTCTGTGCCCTTTGACCAGATCATCCTAGAGTTTGACTCTTGGACGCACATCAGCGTTCCAAACACCCCGGAAACGTCCCCACGCGGTCAGAGTCTAATCATTGACCGGCAGGGGACTAGGACTTACAGTTAAGACGCTTTCTCTTTGCCCTTTGGGGCTTGACCCGGTTTAGGCCGGGTTCTTTTTTAGTACAGCGGGGCGCACGTTACATCGATCACAACGTCCCTAGTCACCCCTCCCACGGCCCTGCGACCGTAGATCACAACAGCCCTAGTGCGAGCCGCCTGACAGTCCTGAATGGCGTTGGCGGTCTCCAAGCGGGTCATGGCGTGAACCTCTTTATCCACAATGAGCTTCTGAGCTGGTGGTGGAACGCTATAACCCCCGGGGCTTGTGGTGGCGCACCCGGTCAGGGCTAAAACTATCAGTAGTCTTTTCATCTTTTTTATCCTTTTGTGAGTAAACAAAACAAACCATTCCAATGATTGCGAGCATCCACAAAATAAAGAACCAGATGTCGGCAGCGACTAAATGTGAAATAAATGTCATGGCTCACCTACCTCCTTGATAGTGACAATTACTTGAACGGGTTTGGCCTTGTAGTACCAGTACAAGTTCCTAGCCAGCCATTCATTAGCCGCCCGCTGAGTTCTAAATGTCAAGTTCTTAAAGGCTTCTTGCGGCATCGCACCATGTTCTATCTGAACGTAGCGGCCTCGCGAGTCTTTCAGAGCCCAGCACTTGACCCTAGTCGGCATTTTTGCCAATCGAGGTCAGGGCTTGCGATAACTGCCAGCGCATATCCAAAATGATCTGCGTAATCCTTTCGTTATCGGAAAATGCCGGGGTTCTAGTCAGGCGCTTTAACTCCGACAGGTTTAAATCTATCTTGATAATGATTGCTGAAATATCTTCCATAAGTCCCCCTAGAAAGGAATATCGTCATCTAAATCTTCAATCTTGGGTTCCTCGCGCACTTTGTCTCGCGGGGCTCCAGCAAACTCCAGCTCATTTAACCTTGCCCGCAGGGACGTTCCGGTAGTCCCGTCTTTGCGCTTGTATTCCTCCAAGTGTGGCTCGGATAGGGTTACAAAGAGGCTCTGGCCCTTGACTAGGTGGCTTTGTAACTTTTCCACGCGGTCACCCCACATGGTCGCGGAGATCCATTGCGTAGGCCGCTTGCCGTCTGCGCCTTTCTTACCGTAGTCCATCGCCAGCGATAGATCCATGACGGGCTTTCCGTCTGCGGTGTAACGAACTGCGGGCTCCTTGCCGATTCTTGCTAATCCAATTAGTAACATTTTTAGTCCTTGTCAAAGTAAACAGCTTTGTTGTTGTAGAAATCAAACAGGGCTTCGCACTCAGCCAAGAACTGCTCGGCTGCGTCCTCAACTACTTTGATCTCCTCCGGGGTGGGTTTGAACTTCTTGATGAACAAGTCCTTACCCTCACCCATGCGCGGGTCATAGGACACAAACCAAACGGCCTTACCAGTAACCGCTGCCTGTAAGGTCATCTGCGGTTTGTACTCCGCAGGGACTTCCTGATTGGCGATGTACTTCATGTGGGTCTTAGTCTTGGGCGCCTTGACTTCGATTGAGCAGCCATCGGACACAAAACCGTCCGGTGAGCATCCCAAGAACTCAATACGCGGGTGGTCGATGAACGGGGTGTCCGTCACGATCAAACCGGTCACGGACTCAAACCGTTCCTTGGCTGCGGCTTCTTGCTCGACTCCCCATTGCATATCAGATGTCGTGTACTTATCCGCGAAGGTGTTGGTGATCCTCTCGGCTACGACCTCATAACGTAGGTTCTCGCGCTCGCTAGATTCCTTGCCAGACTTCAAGAAATTCATAGCCGCGCTCATACGAGAGGCGGTGAGCTTGCCCAGCCGAGCGTTCCACCAATTTCCATCGAGCTGGTATGGGTTGGCTTCACGCATCCTTGGCCCCCTTGAGTTCTGCGCCTTTGTGCGCGGCCTCAGTCCTAACCAGCTCGCGTTCCTCTGGGGTTAGAGCTTTCCAGAACACCGAGAGGATCTCAGAGCTTGATGCCTCATTGATCAGCTTGACCAGCTCCTCTTTCGTTTTGCTTGCACGTTTCTTAGGCGTGGCTTGCTGGTGGATAGCGTTCTGAACCTCATTAGCAGACGCAAACTCTGTACCGCCAATCCCTAGAGCTGCGAGGCTTCTCCCGTGGGCCGAAGTCTCTGCGTTCTCGAGGGCTGAAGTGCCGTTGATCTGAGAGGACTTGCGGTACTCCTCGGCGTGTCCTGTTGCTAAGACCCTGCCGGTCTCATCCGCAATGATGGACTTCATCACCACGCAGTCAGAGTCACGAAACAAAACCTCTGACGTAAGCGACCAAGTTGGGTAAGCCTCACGGAACTTCTGAACCCGCAGGGCCACGGTCATGTACTCTTTACCTTTAATATTTACTATGCCTGTATTCAAGTTATTCTCCTTAAATAAACATCGCTAGAACTGCTACGAGTGCAAACAACGCACCAGCTATTAAATCACCAAATTCTTCTTTAGTCATTTCTTCCCCATATAGACGTAGCGAGCGTAACGCTCTTTGCCTTTCACGCACATCACCGTGTTGATCGCCATGCCTTTGGAGCGCAGATTAAAAATAATGTCTGCAAGGCGTGTGGCGCGATACAACTGAATGGCCTGCCACGATGTAATGTGGCCTCTGGTTTTCAAATGCTTAACGACCTGATCTACTTTGCTCATCGTACTTTCTCCTTGTGGTTTCAAACTCATTTGCCAGCTCGATTAAGCGGGCTCTCGACTTCTCAAACGACTCCGGGTCACGCATAAAACTCAGGTCACGAACTGCTTGGGCTACACCTAAACATTTATAAGCAATCAGGTCTAGGTGCTGAATTGTTATCTTTTCTTCTTGCTCTTGTTGCTCCAACTGCTGTTGGTGGTGTTCTGCGTCAGTCATTTTTTTTCTCACATTCTGCGTGGGCGTTGATAAAGTTTTCTAGGCAGTCATGGTCAGACGTAAAGATACGACCGGCGCAGTTAGCGCACTTGTAATGTCTGCCGTGGGTGTTTGTTATGGTGAGGACATGGTCAACAGGATCATCCCGATATATTGACCAAGTTTGTGATGTTGTCATTTATTCTCTCCGAAGGTAGGGGCCGAAGCCCCGGTTATTAGAAGTTTATTGGATTGAAACCGTAAGGTGCAACGTATTTAACTTCACCAGACTCTGACATGATAATGTCACCAACAGATACAGAGTGCATCGGAGCGATGCGCTCAATGTTTTGCTCTGGGCCGATGTTGCCGATGTCAAAAACGTCGCTAAAAGAATCTGCCTCAATAACTGCAACTTTTTCGTAAAGGTCGCGGGCCGCTGCAATTGCTTTGTCTGTGGGTGACATGATGGTGTCGAGGAACAGCTCGCGGATTGCGTGGGTGTTGCGCTGCTCATCTGACAGGTTGATTTGGAAAACTGTGTATTTGCTCATTTATTCTCTCCGGTTAGTACGATCAAGTGACCGTAAGAGAATCATAGAACGGTTAGTAAACTGTTTGCAACCCCCTTTTTCAATTATTTTTATATTTCCCTACAAAGTGTGGGGTTATTGACTCAAGGGCTAAACAGGATATAGAATTGAGCCGTCAGCGGAGTGGCATCCGTTGAAACCAAAAGCTAGGACATACAGATGCAGCCCGCATAAGTCTAGGGCGTGTGTAGCGTTAAAACCGATGAGTTCGGCTTACTGTATGTCTGCTCTCATTGGTTTCAATGGCTGCTCATGCCAAGAGCCACGCTCTAGTCTTATGCGGGTTTTTTATTGGTAGCTGACTGCGCGAAACGCCAGCAAAGTAGAAGGCGGGGATGGGATAGAGGCCGTGGAATAAGTAGCCACGGAGCCGGGGTCGACACCCGCTATATCCGTCTAGTAGTGGGCATGGCTACCTAGAGTACCGTTGTTACGGGATACATCTCCATGTAAGTCTGGCAAAAACCTGTTTTTGCTAGTTGGTCGGTCTTTGGTCGATAAGGACTTGCAAACAGTTTCTAAAAGCCCTAGTATTTGAGCCATGGATACAGAAAACGTAGGCAATTTAATCGCAAAAGTCCCGCAGGGCTTGAGTCCTGACGAGTTTTTAATGGCTCTATCAAACCTAGTTGAGGCCCAGACCCGCGAGGCTTGCGCCCGTGAAATTGAGGTTGAGGTTGAGGATTACGACCGGGACTACCGGGAAGTTGGTCTTGAACTAGCAGCTCAGATAAGGCAAAAAAAATGACCCGCGAAGATATAGAACACCTAGCCCTGTCGGTTGGGATGATCCGCACTCAGGGAGACCTGATTAAACCGCTTTGGACGGCCTCAGATGCCCAGATAGCCAAGATGCTAGAGGTTGTCATCGGGGACGTTAAGCAGAGCGCCTCCGAGATCATGGTTAAGGCCATTAAGAAGGCCGTTCAGTACGAGCGAGCCGAGTGCGCCAAGCTTGCCGGGTACGTCAGTAAAGAGGCTGCGAAGTCTATTCGGGAGCGTGAAGATGACTGACTTTGAGACGTTTTGGAAAGCCTACCCGAAGAAGAAAAGTAAACTTCAGGCGCTCCGCACTTGGGAGAAGCTCGCCAAGATTAGGCCACCAATTGAGGAGCTTTTGGCTGCGATTGCGCGGGCGAGGAAGTCTGACTCTTGGGCCAAGGCTGGGGGCCAGTACATCCCATACCCCAGTTCGTGGCTAAACGATGGCGGCTGGATGGACGAGGAGGAAGTTGACCTACCGGACATCGTGAACGAGAAGCTTTGGCATGAGACTTGGCCCGGAATCCAAGCTAAGGGCGCGGAGCTGGGGGTCATCGAGAGTAAGTTCACTAGCCCGCAAGACTTCAGGGCTGCGGTGATCAAGGCCGCTAAAGAAGGTCTGAAGGTTGCATGACCTGTGAAAAGTGCGACAAAAACTCGCCGGTTTTCAATCTGCAATGCACCGGCTGCCGGGATAGGCTTGTCATGGGAATAGACTGCAAGGTCTTGAGGGAGATAGAGGCCAAGTACCTAGACATGAAGTTCGGGTTCCTACCGGACTACAAGCGCGAACCCCATTGCGGGTGCAAGACCACCTGTCTGAGAAAGTCTAGGCTGCGTGAACAATAAACTTACCGCCCCCCA